GAAAAAGCATTATCTGATGTTGGTCGTACTCTCTAAATTTCTTCATATTGGATAATTCGCTATTTGAAGGGATATTCCTTCTTGTAAAAGTATTTTTATGCATGGTTATTCACACAAGCTGCTAGCCTAGTATTATAATATTGGTTAACCCTGTCTTTTAATGATGTACCGGCTTTCCCTATATATAATATTGTCTCATCAGGAATCCAGAATTCTTTGAGCCTATTCACTAAATCTTCATATCTAGGGCGCTTACCATCAAGGTTAAGCTTCGGTACATAAGTTATCCAATCTTGAACGATTTTCACTGATATAGGCGCATCAACAGAGCAGACAATTTTTTCAGCCGAATCAGTAATCGCAACCACATAAATTCCCGGATAATTACAGTTAACTTTTTGACCCCATTTTACCTGGCCGAGAATTTCTTTCCCTGAATCAGTGAATAATTGTTTTACATATGTAGGCATGCCACACCTCACATTACAAAGCTTAACAGTACCGGATACATAAAAAGTTACCAAATTTAGTGTATCATGAAATGCGAACAATTAAAGCATCAACAAACCACGTTCATCATAGACAGAGCCATTATTTACTGCTCCACAACGTAGTGCTCTATCCAGCGCCATGATAAGCGCCACCGCACCATCAATCCGCTCGGTGCTTTTCTCCTTGTCGGGTTTGATATTGCCAGCCGGGTCTGTGCGGATAAAAATGTTATCCATCATCCAGCGCAGAACCGGATGACCGCCATGGGCGATCTTTTCTTCCAGGGTCAGTTTCATTAGTTCCTTGGTAGGAGGGGACATATCCTTAAACCCCTGGCCAAACGGCACTACCGTAAAACCAAGCCCTTCCAAGTTCTGTGTCATTTGAACCGCGCCCCAGCGGTCAAAGGCGATTTCTTTGATGTTGTATTGGGTACCCAACTCCTCAATAAAGGCTTCGATAAATCCGTAATGCACCACGTTGCCCTCGGTTGTTTTCAGAAAACCTTGCTTTTGCCACAGGTCGTAGTTTACATGATCGCGCCTAACCCTGAGGTCGAGGTTTTCTTCCGGTATCCAGAAGTAGGGGAGAATATGAAATTTATCGTCCTCATCAACCGGGGGAAAAACCAGCACAAAAGCTGTTATATCGGTAGTGCTGGATAAGTCTAACCCGCCATAGCAAACCCGGCCTTTTAATTTTTCCGGGTCAACCTTGAAAGCACACTTATCCCATTTCTCCATGGGCATCCAGCGCACTGACTGTTTGACCCATTGGTTAAGCCTAAGCTGCCGGAAGCTGTTTTCCTCAGCGGGGTTTTGTTTCGCGCTTTCACAGGCAGCTTTAATCTTGTCGATACTTACGGTTATACCCAGCGACGGATTAACTTTTTCCCACACTTTAGGGTCAGTCCAGTCGTCATCTTCCTCCGCTCCATAGATTACAGGATAAAACGTAGCATCATGCTTGCGACCGGCCAGCAGGTCTTTGGCTTTTTGATGCACCTCATAGCAAATACTGTTGACGTTATCGCCCGCTGTCGTGATGAGGAAGTAGAGCGGCTGCATCCTTGCATCTCCGGAGCCTTTGGTCATGACGTCAAACAATTTCCGATTAGGCTGGGTATGCAGCTCGTCAAACACCACGCCGTGGATGTTGAAACCATGCTTCGAATAGGCTTCAGCCGACAGCACCTGATAAAAGCTATTGGTCGGCAGGTAAATTAGCCGCTTGGTGGAAGCCAGGATCTTAACACGTTTGTTCAGTGCGGGACACATCCGCACCATATCGGCGGCGACCTCGAACACAATGGATGCCTGCTGGCGGTCGGCGGCACAGCCATAAACCTCAGCACGTTCCTCGTTGTCCCCGCAGGTGAGAAGCAAGGCAATGGCGGCCGCTAATTCTGACTTACCCATTTTCTTTGGAATCTCCACATAAGCCGTATTGAATTGCCTATAGCCATTGGGTTTCAGTATCCCAAAAATATCGCGTATAATCTGTTCCTGCCAGTCGATAAGTTCAAAGGGCTTGCCAGCCCAGGAGCCTTTGGTGTGGCACAGGGCTTGGATGAACGCCACAGCATAGTCGGCGGCGTCTTTACTGTATTTTGAATCCGGTGCCATAAACTGTGTTGGTTTATATTTCTTGAGTCTACGTATGATTGGCCGCCTCCTTTCTTAAAGCGAACAAAAGAAAAGAGCCTCATAAGAAGCTCTGTTAACCGCATATTTATTGGCCTTCAGTTATTTGCTCTCATCTTCCTCGCCCGTCAGGATAAAGCGCGCGTACTCGGTCTTGTGGTCATTAAGGTAATTAACCAGTTCGTGAAAATCTCGGGAGTATGCTTCCTGAGTAACACGGGGAATGTCAAACATATTCGTGACGCCGCTTTCCCTGATGGCTAAAATCTGCATCCGTATGTTCTCGTTCATTTGGCTTACTCCATTTCTACAGATTCGGCGGCTGCCCGGCGCAGGATATCCATATTAAAGCCCGCGTCCTGGTAACCCTCCAGTATTGTTGAATAGTAGTAGCAGCTGGGCTGGCCCGGCGGCCTGCCTTCGTTCATGATGTACACCATGGCCTTGACGGTCTTGCCGTTTATCTTCACCTTGACCGTTTCCTTACAGTAGAGGAACGGCCAGCCTTCATAGCGGTCGAGCGCCGCCTCGTCGGCGGGTGTTATCTCCCAAACCAGAACCGGGACGCTGCTTCCTTTTTTAGGCTCCACCGTTGCTACCGCGCCCGTACGCGAACCCCTAAACAGGAGCCGCCAGTCTTTCATCTTACTTTTGCCGATTACCCTGGCGGTTGGGCATCGGCCAGCCATCTGCGCAAGATTCAGGTTGGAGCCGTAGGCAATGTACAGTTTGTTATTCTTATCCATAAAGGGTATCCTCCTTTTTAACTGGCTTCGGCGGCGGCTTAAGCCGCCCGAAACCTCCATGCCGCTGAGCCTTCCAGGTGTTTGCAAAGGTGCTCGCGGCAGTTTTTGAACTCGTCGCCAATGAAGCCGATGCGGTTCAAGTAAGTCCGCATGGCGAACTTTTCGTTTTCAACCTGGGGCTTCCTGGCGCTGGCGCTTTTTTGGGTCAATGCCTGGTGGTTTATGGCCAGGGCTAAAACTATGTAGCTCCTGATTTTGCCCGCGTGCAGTTCGCTGTTAAAGCCCCTTAGCTCGACCGTATGGTTGCCGTTAAAAAAGCTATGCAGGTTCAAAAAGTGGTAGCGGCTCTCATGGTAGTGACGGCTGCGGCTTTCCAAGTAGCCTTCGTACCAGAGCTCCTCAAGTTCCCGCATGGTTTTCGGCTTTCTGGCGTTTATCTTTTCCACCAAAGCATTATCCATCTTCTTGCAAAATCTCATCCGTTCCGGCTCTATCTGCAGGGCCTTGTAAAAAAGGTCGTTCTTGCTGGCGATGATGTTGATGAAGTTTTTAATGCTTCTTGGTGTATGGTTTGAGCCATCCAAGTGGATATGTATCCCGCAGGAGGGGTTGGTTAAGGCGCCCGCTTTGCGCAGTTTCCTGACCAGTTCCTGCAGGGTAGTAATGTCTTCACGGTAGGTAAGCACTGGGCTTACCAGTTCAACGCTGTATTCGTGCTCGGCGCTGATCCTTCTGCCGTTCACCTTTACTTCCCGGTGAATGCTCCCGTCGCTCATAAACTTCCAGGCTCGCCCGTCCGGTGTGTGTACCTTTTTGGTGTCGTAGCTGTCCCGGCAGTTTTCAATCCTTCCGTTTAAAAACTGCGCCGCAACCTCAGCGGCTTGGCTTCTGGTAATCCCGGTGAATTCAATCTCGATCCCAAATTTGGCGTTAAACATGCTATCCAAGCTCCTTTCAGGTGTGTTTTTCTTTGGTGTGTACATATATCACTCTGAAAGGGCTATATAGCAAGGGATGTAAGCAAAATAAATGGCTGAAACCCGCATAAATATTGGCTTTAATCTTGGCGGTTACCCCCGGTTATTCTTCGAGTTTTCTGATTTCATCTTCACCGAAAACTGCCCCCAGCCTGCTGCCCGAGTCCCAGTCAACAAACACCGTGCCGGTATCGTCGATAAAGGATACGCTGCCCCGGTCGCCGGGCTTTAACCTGGTGTACGGGTCGTCCATGCGGACCAGTTCGACTCGCGTACCCGGGGGATAATATGACCTCAGCGCCTTTAGCATTTCCGGATGAACCTGCTTCATGCTTCCGGCACCTCCTCTGGGACACGCTGGCCGTTTTTGAAAGCGGCGCTACCGGTTAGCCTGGAGAGCAGGATTTTTCGTTCCTCTTTGTATTCCGGCCCGATAAATCCTAATCGCAGCAAGAAGCAGCGGAAAGCGTATTTTTCGTTATCATAAGCCTTTTCGGTGGCGGTTACCCGTTTCTGGTTCTTGGCCATGGCGCAGAGCGCCCCGATGAAGCGGGCATAGGCGTTGACTTCTTCCGCTGCAAGGCTTCTGGAGAACCAAGGGAAACACAGCCTGTCCTCGGTCAGTTCAATTGGCAGCCTGTCTGTGTCCAGGGCTTTTTTAATAAGGGTTTCTTTGCTCTTAACCAGCCGCTCCAGATTGGCAATGGCGGCTTCGGTAAAACCTTCCCTGGGCATCTCAATAACCAGTTCGTTTGGCGCTTCAAATTGAAATCCGCGCTTATCAAGATCGTTTAATAGTTGCTCAAGATCTTCTTCACTGCTGTTTTCACTGGCGTTGAGGGTGCCTTCTTTGTTGACGGTAAATCCGCCTATGACATAAGCAAAGGTCGGTGCACCTTTGTATTCCGGCGCAGTATTCAGGATTTCACTGATCGCCTTAACCAGTTCTTTGCGCCTAGCGCCGGTAATGTTAAACTTAAATTCCATAGGATCGACCACCTTTCTGTTTTGGTAGTCATATACATCACTCTTAAGCTGTGGAATAGCAAGCCTTTACATCAGTTTTTTCGCGCTTTCAAAGGGTATTTTCTGACCATCGCGCATAAGAAAAACATCAATGTCGGAACCCTTAAACTCAATGTACCTATTCACAATAACATCGCAGAACTTCTCGTCCATCTCCACAGTGTAGCAAATCCGGCCGGTCTGATCACAGGCGATCAGGGTGCTGCCCGAACCACCGAACGGATCAAGAACAATACACCCTGTCATGCTGGAGTTGAGTATCGGGTAAGCTACCAGCGGCACGGGTTTCATGGTCGGGTGGTCAGTATTCTTCCTGGGTTTGTCAAACTCCCAGATGGTAGACTGCTTACGGTCGGAGTACCAGGCGTGTTTGCCCGCTTTCTTCCAGCCAAACAGGATCGGCTCGTGCTGCCACTGGTATGGCGAGCGCCCCAGTACCAGCGACTGCTTTTTCCAGATACACGTTCCCGAGAGATAGAATCCTGCTTCTAAAAAGGCTTTGCGGAAATTCAGTCCTTCGGTATCGGCGTGGAACACATAGATACTTGCGTCCTTGGCCATCGCCTTTTCGGTCAGGGTGAAAGCTTCCAGCAGAAACTGATAGAACTTTTGGTCCGCCATGTTGTCGTTTTTAATTTTGCCTGCTGTACCCTCATAGTTGACGTTATAGGGAGGGTCTGTCACCACCAGGGTGGCAAGTTTACCGTCCATAAGCAGGGAAAAGGTCTCCGCTTTGGTACTATCACCGCAGACCAAGTGGTGCTGCCCCAGCAACCAGAGGTCACCTGCCTTAGTTAGAGCGGGCTTGGCCAGTTCGCCTTCTACATCAAAGTCGTCTTCTTTAACGTCCTCGGCACCGCCCAGTAGTTTGTTCAGTTCCGCGTCATCAAAGCCGAGAAGAGATACGTCAAAATCGGCCGCCTGCAAATCGGCAAGCTCTACCGAGAGCATCTCCGCGTCCCAGCCAGCGTTCAGGGCAAGGCGGTTGTCGGCTATAATATAGGCCCGCTTCTGGGCTTCAGTCAGGTGTTCTGCGAACACACAAGGTACTTCAGTAATACCTTCCTCCTTGGCAGCGAGGATGCGCCCGTGTCCCGCGATAACATTGAGGTCTTTATCTACGATGACCGGGTTGACGAAGCCGAACTCCCTTAGTGATGCTCGAAGCTGAAGTATTTGCTCCTTGCTATGGGTGCGGGCATTACGAACATAAGGTACTAACCGGTCAATATTAACTTTTTCAAAACGCTCGGTTGTGTTCATCTATTCCTACCGTCCTTTCCTGCCTGACAGCAGGGCTTCCATAATATCATCCTGCGGGTTGCCGACGAAGGCTGTAGTGCAATTCTGTTTTACAATGTCAAAAATCTCGTACCAGATGAGGTTGGCCTGCTTCTGAAAGGATTGGCTCATCTGTACGAAGGGGCTGGCTATAGCGCCGCCCGTGGTCGGATGTTTGCCCAAAAGCCCGTAGGTGCTGATAGCTTCCTCACACTGGATGTAACGAGTGAAAGCCTGGGCATAGGCTTCAATCAATCTTGGGTTAACGAATTTTTCGCACCCGCGCTCTTTAAGCCATTTCCAGGTTTCTTTGAACAGATCGTCAGCGCCCAGCGGCTTACCATCTCTCTGTCTCGCGCTGAGGTAATCGCTGGGCGTTGGCATATCTTCTCCGTATAAATCGGCTGCATCATCAAGGTCGTCCGCTTCAAGCATCGACTCGGGATGCAGTTCCGGGGCTGCTAAAACTTTTGCGGCCTTTCCGGCCGAGATTTTGTCAGCCAGGGGCAGCGGCTTGTCACCGGCGCGGACCCTGCGGCCGCCCCTATTGGTTCCGTCTTTTGCCACAAGCCTTCACCTCCTTGCTGTGGCAGGGTTTAATCCCCCGTTTGAACCGTGATTTTTACGCGCGAAGGGGGCCGCCCGTTCTCCGGGGCAGGGCTGTAGAGATTTTGACCCCCCTAGCCTTGAGTTTTCTTTGTTTCTTTGATAGTATTTAATCAAAGATTCTTTGTATGCTTTCTGTTGGATTAACATATAATACCAAAGGAGGAGTACAAGTGCCGCGAGCAAAAATTAAAGGAGAAAATCCTATGATAAAAAAACGTATCTCGGTATCTCAGAAACGCCAGATAACCATACCGATTGAGTTCTATAACAGCCTCGGCATTGACAAGGAAGTAGAATGCTATGTCCAAAACAATGCCATCGTCATCCGTCCCGTTCGGGAAAGCAGCGGAGAATTTGACGAACAGATCCTGGCCGATTTAATAGCTCAAGGGCTGTCAGGACAAGAACTGCTTGATAAGTTTAAGGAAACCCGCCGCCAAATCCGTCCCGCTGTGGAACGCTTGCTTGATGAAGCCCGTCTTGCTGCTCAGGGCCAAGCATCGAGCAAAACTTATGAAGATGTTTTTGGCCCGGAGGCAGACTGATGACCAAATTAGTCATTCTGCCTCCCGCCGCCCGCTATTTCAAAAAGCTAAAAGAGAAACCGCTGAAAGACAAATTTCAAGCCGTCATTGACCAGCTTCTGCTAGATCCCTATTTTGGTGAACCTAAAACCGGTGATCTTAGCGGCGTATATTGCTGTGATGTCTTCCACAATAAAACCAACTACGAGTTGGCCTATACCATTATTGAAGAAGATGATGAAACCGTAGTCGTGGTACTTGCGGGTACCCGCGAAAACTTCTATGAAGAACTGAAGCGGCACATGAAGTAATGATGCCAATTCTTAACCATCGCTTTGTGATATATCTCTTTACCCCCAGCGGCCGCCTTCCTTAGCTGTTATGGTTGAGTGGCAGCTAGTGCATAACGCCATGAGATTATCCGCTGCATGGGTTCCACCCCTTGACAGCGGTATAATATGGTGCACCTCCTCCGCCGGCGTGAGCCTGCCTTCCTTTTGGCACCTCTCACAGAGCGGGTGCTCACCTAGAAACCTGTCGCGGATGCGCTTCCATCTCCTGCCGTAGTGTTTGCGAGTGGCCGGATCGCGCTCGTATTTGTTGTAATGGTCATCTATTGTTTTTTGATGTTCCTCGCAGAAGCGTCCCTCCGTCAGCTTCGGGCAGCCGGGATAGCTGCAGGGCCGTTTCGGTTTATATGGCAATATGCTCATCTCCGTTCAGGCATGAAAAAAGCCCTCGCCAGTTCATCCCGCGAAGGCTTGTTTATACTCTTTTACGATACTATTTTACCACCATCGCAACTCTCTTTTTATCAACTTTACTCTCCTCTTTGCAAGACTCGATGCATTTTAGTGCTTTCTCATGCATCCTGAAGGCATATTGCAGGCTGTAACCCATATCAACCGCAATCTGCTCCCACGTCTTGAAGCAGAGATAGCGAAGTTCCAAAAG